TTAGTCTGTCTTAAGTTTTGCTATTTCAAGTTTATTCTTATCACCATGAATCCACTTAGCATAACGTTTCATGAGCATTTGAAGGCTATGACCGAGTTGATCGGCAACAAATACAGGATTAACCCCATCCATTAAAAGCATAGTTGCATAAGTGTGTCGTGCGTTATAAGCAGGACGATGTCTAATACCACAGGCCTTCATTGCTTCAACTAAACGGTTCCTAGGTGGCTTTTCATTAAAAAATGGCTCACCAGTTTCGGGGCAAATCAACAAATGTTTACCTTTAAAACTATTTTTTCTTTTGAACTTTAAAAGTTCTTCAATTGCTTTCTTTGATCTTTCATTTAAGTAAACTTCACGTGCAACGCGAGTTTTCGTCACATTTTTTTCAATACCACGTACACGGCTTTTTTGTGACACGGAAAGTATCATTAAAAAGGTCAATATCAGACTCGTGCAGTGCAATCAGTTCTGATGGTCGGCAGCCTGTCCAGAAAGCTAATTCATAATACCAGTGGTAAAACTCTTCATCATCTACCATATTTTTTCTAGATATTCGAGAAGTGCATTCATTTCGGTACGATTAAATGGATCGGGAATATCTACCTGAATTTTTTATTTTTAATTGCTTCCAAGAGGGTTTTTCTCAATATATTTATTTTCAACCGCATACTCAAAAACACCGCGCAAAGGGATGAGGCAATTGTTTAGGGTTTTAGCAGTCTTAAAATCACGCTCAATAATGAGTTCTTTAATATCTTCAGAAGTGATTTGATGAATTGGTATAAGGGCTAAATCAGGCATCCAGTGATGCTCTAGAATATTTTTATAGCCCTTTTTTTGTGTCTAGGTTGCTTTCGCATAATTTCAAATATTGCTGTGCAGCATTCTGAAAAAGTATACCTTCTCCGACGATAACTGAGTTATCGTCGGTATCCAGTCCTTTGGCTTCCAGCAATATCTTTTTCAGTTAAGATACCCCATACAGCCTTAACAATTAGTTGATCTCTAATTTTAGCGGCTGCCGTGATGCCTTCTGCACTCGCGGGGTGTGGTAACGTGATGTTGTAGGCTTGTTTGTTTCGCTCGAAATAGATTTGCACTGCGCCATTTCTGATCCGCACGCCTTGAGGTAACGATTTTGAGCTTGTTCTGTCAGCCATTGGTTATAACCTTTGATTGAATAATATATGTTGCCGTCTTGCTTTGCCCAAACTAAATCTTCGGGCCAATTTTTACGTCTGTGAGTTAGCTTTTGCTCTTCGATACCAGTCAATTTTGAGAACTGACTGGCATCAACCCAATCTATTGGAGTCAGGCCGAGTTGAATAAGCGCTTCTACAATTTCATTCATTTGCCTTGGTCTCCTGGAGATTGATTAACACCTAATTCATCCAACGCTTGAGCAAACAGTTTCATGCCTTCACGTAAATGACGTGCGTACTTTTCTGGTGCTGGATCGGCATAGATGAAACGTCCACCATGTGAAACAGGTACAGGTGGGTTAAAGCCTGCATTTCTGTACACACTCATGATGTGCCCACCTAGTAACGACTCTAGCTTTTGAACGGTTTTAGGGTCCTGTAATTTTTCGATATATGTAGCCATTACCAGTCACCTCCACTTATTCTCCCACTAAGAGCGTCGCTATTAGCTGCAACCAATTCTTGATGATGTGGTTGACCATATTTATCAGCATGCGAACTTCCAAGTAGTAATACCATGGCATCACTTGGACAGTAATATTCGGCATTTGGGAAATACTCGCGTACTTCATCAAGGAGTTTTGCAAGTGCTGTGTTTAAGCGTTTAAAACGTTTTTCAAAGTTTGGATTAGCTGTGTAAAGCAAATCGCTTGCATCTAATTCACCTTCAGCAAGAACTGCCAAAACTTCAGCTTCCAGATAAAGCTTTATATTTCATGCTCTAGCTCCTTTAAAAAGGTAAATCGATTGCCCAGTTGATGAATGCATTGCCATCTGAATAAAGCAAATCACCAGTATTAGAGCAGTTCGGGCATTTAACTTTGCCTGACCATAAATAGCCTGTGTTTTGAGGCTCAACTTGTATTTCCATGTATTCCGAAAACTCGCATAGCGAACACGTCGTTGGAAATTTAATATTGAGGGTTTTTAAGTTCTCATTTACTGGATGGCATTTAATGCACATGTCTTCTAATCGGTGGATATGACCGCAATGACATTTGGTAATCGCTGCTGAATAAGCGTTGTAAGTTTTAAAAATTGCATAAGTCCCGTGATTTTCATCACCGCCTTGCTGCTTGAAATAAAAACCATTTGAGATTGCTAATTTCTCAAATCCTTTAAGTGTTAAACCTTCAAGATTGAGTGTTTTATTAACAAAGTCCTCAATAGCTAAATCAATGTTATTCATTTTTTTTCATCCTGTTCAATTTCCAAAATTGCTTCCTTGATCTTTTTATAGTTCTCGGCAGAACAAGGACGAGTGAAGTTTTTAATTTGTGAAATAAATGAAGGGGAACATTCTAACTTTTGAGTTAAGAGAGTGCCGCGGCCTGTGCTTTGATCAAGCCATTTGATCAATTCATTTATCTGCGCTCTAGTAGCTCGTTTACTACTTTTCTTTTCTGACTTTTTTAGCCTTATGGTTTTTAATAGACTTGGTCATCATTTCACGCAAAGTTGATTGAGCACTGATTGGCTGATTGTTGAAATACTAAGGCATGACCACTTTCACCATGAGCCAGTTTTTTGATTTCATTGCCTTGTGCTAACCAAGCTTCAACTTGATCATTAAGGCTTTGCTTAAAATACGAATGTAATGGGCAAATATGCATTAGAATCTCTCCAAGGCAACTAACTAAGAGATAGCCCGCCATTAACAGGCCAAGAATTGAAAAACCAAGTAACTTTTCCATTTTCATTCCATCCATGTAACGCAATTTGCTGTGTCACATTGACCAGAAATATGGCCGTTATGAGAGCTAATTGAATAAAACACTTCGCCTTCTTCACAGATCGGGCAATCTAAAGTGCCGTTAATGGTTTCAGCAGGGCGTTCTACTCCATGCTTATCGGTAATTACCTTAGCGTACTTTTTAAAACCGCATCGAACCAATTCATGACGTTCTGCCTCCATGAATTACCTGGATAAGTTGGCGTTGAGCTTCTTGTAAACGAGCAACCAACTGACTTACAGATTTTCCAAAAGGCACAACGATTGCTACGGTGCGCTTTTCCCAATCTTTCTTTGCATGCTGATAACCACCGAAATACACGTAAACGCGGACCTCTTCAGTGTGGTTATAGAGTTTGAAATTGATCTGTAGTCCAGGCTTAGAAAACATGAAGCAGCTACCCGCTAACTTCATGATTTCTTGTTGAACTTGTGGTGAGTTTTGAATCATTTTTATAGCCCTCAATAATAATCATCATCTTGGGAATAAAAATCTTCTTCTTCAGCAATGCGCTTATTCATCTTTTCATGACATTTAGAGCAGTGCTGATAAACAGGACCATGCATACCTTCTTCATAATCCCTATAGGAGATTAATGAAGGTTCCCTAGTTCCGCATTTGCATGTTTCCCATTGAGATGGGTCATTTTCCTTTTGTTTTTGATGAGCTTTATATTTATCAAGACATTCTTGACACATATTTGAATATTCAGCGCCAAAACTATCTGCTTCCACACAAATACGAGTTACTGCTTCACGGTCGTGGTGTCGATCGCATTCAGTTCCCCATTCGTCGTCCTGTACAGAGGTAAATTTTCCAGGTAATGATGCGTACATGATCAAGCCTCCAAAACCGAACCATGAAAAGCAGAACTTAGTTCTTCAGTCCATTTAACCTTTTCAACAAGGTTAATAAATTCAAGGTTATAAGCTGAATCAATGAAGGCATTTGCCTGGGCAATCGCAATAACGAGTTCATTGCCATTAGAGGCTTTTGAAATGTTGGAGATAGCGCATTTGATTTGATCAATCGATCTTTCACGATAGAAATCAAAATCACGCTTTGGCTGGGCAAAATCAGGGGCGAATAGTCGAGCATCAACAAGGATGTCGAATTGGGTTTTAGAAGGGTTATGTTTTTTCATGACTAAATCCTAAGTTAGATTAGATGTATTAAAACTAATCTAGCTTAGATTTTTAGTCAATCAATATTTCTAAGTTTACTTAGATTATTTTTTTTATTATTGATTTATAAGAATTTTTTGGAGGTTCAAATTTACCCACATATTTACCTTTATAAATACAATTTTCTTTAAGAGGGATAATGTTCGGATGGAAATTCCCATTTAAAGCTTGTAAGTACATGTTTTTATTCTCTCTAACAAGAGCTTTGAATGTTGCTTGATCATCACACATTGCAACAATCATTTCACCTGTTTGAACGTATTCAAGTGGAATATCTGGATCGATACAGATTAAATCCCCATCTTTGAAGTGTGGGGTGTTGCTTGTGCCCTGAACAATCATATAAAAACTGTTTCTTCCTGCTTCTGGTGGGGCAGGTAACCATAGTTCAATTTCATGTGGTTGAATTGATCTTACATTGGTCCAGTTTCCAGCTTGAACATAATCGAGCACAGGCAGCATCCTTGTAATTGGTCTAAAGTCTTTAACAGATTGCTCATTATTATTAACACCATATTTTAAATAATCAATTGTAGTATCAAGGACCTGACACAAAGCCTCTAAATTTTCGTATTTAGGCTCATTTACGTCTTTTTCCCAAAAACCGACTGTTACATCAGATACTCCAACTAGATCGCCAAGTTTTACTTTGGATAATTTTTTTTTCTTTCCTAAGTTTTTGTATACGTAAACCAATGGTTTCCATTTCTAAATCCTACAATGATTATCTAAGTTATCTTAGCTATTGACTATCGAAGTTAACTTGTGTCTAATAAATTCTAAGTTTACTTAGATTTTTTTTGGTGACAGTATGACCCGTACAGAAGCTCTAGAGCTACTTAATTGCAAAAAACTTTATCAATTAGCAGAAAAACTCGAATTGACCACTTCTGCAATAGCTCAATGGGGTGATGAGGAAGACATCCCTGATTATCGTGAATATGAAATCAGAGAATTAGCGGCTGGCCGAGTTCCTAAACGCCTCCAAAAGAGCAAGCAGAATTTAGTGCATGTAAATAATTAAAAAAATGAATGAAATCGGAGATTTTTAACATGGTTTTATCTTTAATCGAACGTCGTGAAAAAACTGTTATGTCATTAGAGCAAGCTTTGAAAGCTGCTGTTTATCGTCCAGGTGATGAATACCTAATGGCCCAAATTGCAGAAAAGAACGATTGGAATATCAATACGTTCCGTAGTTCCATCAATCCAACGACTCCTACACATAAGGCAAATATTTATCATTTCGAAGCTATTTTAGATGAAACAAAAGATAGCCGGATTATGGATAGTGTTTGTGCAATTCATGGAAATGCGGCTTGGTTTGAGTTGCCGAAAACTGAAAATTTAAATACCGCTGATTTTGTTATGAAAATAGGCAAATTGGCACAAGAGCAGGGTGATTTATCTCAATCCGTAGCTAAAGCAATTGGCGATGGATGCATTAGTGAAGATGAGTTAGCGGTAATTCGTAAAGATGCTTTTGAACTCATTCGAGTTGTTTCAACTATTTTGGCTATGGCTGAGGAACAACATAGAGGTGATCATGCCTAGAAAAAAGAAAGGGTTTGAACTACCCGATGTAAAACATGCTGCCCGTGGTCAATGGGAAGATATTTTTGCACGTTTTAATATTACTGTTCCTAAAAAGATACTCATGGACCTTGTCCGTACTGTGGTGGCGAGGATCGTTTTCGATTTGATGATAAATATGAAAATGGTGATTGGCTTTGTAATGTTTGTACGGAAAGCAAAAACAGAGATGGCTTTGATTTAATTGGTAAAGTTACAGGATTACCGTTTTCTCAAATCATTGAAGAGGTTGCTTCAATTGTTGGCTTGGATGCAACTAGTACTATTACGCCTCAAATGCGTAAACAGTGGGAAGAAGAGAAAAAAATACGTGATCGCATTAACCAGGAGATGAAGCTTAAAAAACAGCAACAAGTAGCAAGACAAGCAGCAGGTTTATACCGCAATCCTTATCCTATGGTGAAACAAGCCCATATCTTGAACGAAAGCAAGTACCCGTTTTACCTGGCGTGAAGATTGATCATAAAGGGAATGTACTAATCCCTGCTTATGACACTGAAGGCTTCATGTGGAATATGCAAACTATATATCCGGATGGTGGAAAGTTTTTCGTTTCTGATGAAGAAGACCCAAATGGAAATAAAAAAGGTGGACGTACTGGCGGCTGTTTTTTCTACTCGGCACCATCGAGCTTGTTGACCCCATCATTATTTGCATAGCTGAAGGGTACGCAACTGGTGCAAGTATTCACCTGGCAACGGGCTATCCCGTGGCTTTGGCTTTTGTAGCTAACAATATTCCAAAAGTCGGTGCAGCTTTAAGAGAAAAATACCCGCAAGCAACACTTGTTTATTGTGCTGATGATGATAGTGCAAAAGATGATACAGGTATGAAATACGCTCAACAAGCTGTGGCTGTCACTGGCGGCATCGTAGTACTCCCTAAATTTAATAAGGTGGCATAAGTGAACCAAAACCAACAAGCAGGACAGCCACAAGCAACTTTCATCCCATCGGACTTTAATGACCTGCATTTGATGTTTGGGTTGGAAGAGGTAAAGGCTCAGATCGTCCAGGCTATTAATACGTCTATTCCCCTTTCCCCCGAACCCCCTAAAACCAACAAGTCCATCCATATTGAGGGGCAAATCGAGAAAGTTTCTCATGTTCCTGTGGTTGAGGAAAATCTTATGGCTGTTGAATCGGGGCAAGGGGGTGACATTTCGACAGAAAATGATGCTGTACCTGAATCTATTCAGAAATTCATTGATCGTTATTACTTAATTGGAAGCAAAAACAGATGTTTGGGATAACTTTGACAAAATTGTAATAAAGAAAGAATGCTTTTACTGCTTTGTTGGGTCAAAAGCAGTACAAGCTATGGTTAGACCATAAAAAAGTTATTCCAAAATCTGAGTTTGAACACAATGTTAATGTGGCTACTAATTTAACTATTCAGGAATTATTAGATAATTTCGTTGTCCCTTAGCAAACTCAGAGGAAGCTTGGAATTTAGTTGAGCGTAGGACTTGGCTTATTAAGCATATACGAATTGCGTACCCTAATATTTTTGACTTGTGGTTTAAGTCTCCAGCTAGAAAAATCATTCCTCGTCAAAACCTTATTTTTGACCCGAAGCAAGAACATGATCATGATGAGAATTACATCAATATTTATCGTGGATTGAACATTGATGTAATGCGTGATCAGCATGGTGAACAATTGACTCGTGCAGAGGTCTATGAAGATTGTAAGGGCATCATGACCTTGATTAATGATCTTTGCGATGGGGAGAAGGAAGCAGTTCTTTTTTATTGAAATGGCTAGCGTTTCCTCTTCAAAACATTGGCGCGAAAATGGCTACATGTGTGCTGATGCATGGTCATATTCATGGATCTGGTAAATCTTTAATGTTCGTTTCAATCATGAAAAGATTTATGGTGAATACCATACAACAGTTGGGCAAGCTCAACTTGATAACCAATATAACGAATGGATTGAAAACAAACTTTTCGGTGTGTTTGAAGAGATTGTAGATAACAAGAAAAAACATAACGTTATGGGGATGATTAAGCATCTCATTACTGGTGAAACGCTCTATATAAGTAAGAAATTCGTATCAGGATGGGAAATGAATAACCACCTGAATACTGTATTTTTATCAAACAATACTCAACCACTACCAATCGAAGAAAAGGACCGTCGGTTCTTAGTGCTTAACCCTTGTAAAGACTTGGATGGACCTTTGCATGAAAGGGTAATGCAAGAGTTAAAGACTAACGGTGTACAAGCTTTTTACACCTATTTGATGGGGCTGGACTTAACTGACTTTCATGAACATGTAAAGCCGCCAATGACCATAGCTAAAAAGGACGATGATTGATTATTCGCGTGCAGGCTTTGACACGTTTTATCATGAATGGAAAAACGGTGACACAAAATTCCCTTATGTCTCCTGTAAATCAGAGCAGCTTTATAAAGCGTTTGGTCAATGGTCCAGAACAACTGGAGAGCATCAAATCAGTATGAAAAGATTCATTATTGAGGGTAAGAAGCATGGCATTGTTCCAAGTGATAAGGCCAAGCATTGGAAAGGTAAGCGAAGTTCTGGACAAAATAAAGTCATTATCATTGGTGAAAAACCCAAAGATGAACAAGAGCAGCTTTGGCTGGGGTTGCAAATCGAACAATTTCAAGATAGCTTAGACGGGGTGAATGATGTTCCTGGAAGCAAAATACGCACAATAAGAGCTTCTCATGTGAACGATGTGAATGGTCATGTGAACCATTTAAGCAAATCATTCACACGCTCAAAGCCTTACATACCAATGCATACAACAACCATGTGAATGATGTGAACCATTTTCTTGCGCGCGCACGTGAGAGAAAAAAACACCTATTGCTTAATTTAAATCAATTTAAATCAAATATTGTTCATAATTTAAACATAAGTGAAATCACTCTCACGCGAGAAAACACACATAAATCATTCACATCATTCACATGTAATACAATTTATTGTTTTTACTCATGTTTCTATGTGAACCATTGGTCAAAATCATTCACACAACCATTCACATCATTCACATGGAATTTTGAGGATTAAAAAATGGAAAAATATTTACGTTTATTAAATCCCAAAACAACCAATTATGATGCAATCCCTTCGGGTAACCATGGTGCTTTGACAGCTGCGGACGTATGCATTGCTATGAGTTATGCAAAATTAACTCCTTTGCAGGATAATTTATTCCGCTTGAAATACTTGGGCGCAAACAACATTGAGAATGTGGAGTTATTTAGCAAGTTATTGCTTACAAAGTATCAAGATAAATTTATTCAAGCAGGTGTGAACATGATCTATCACTTGCCAATCGTTCGCGTTGCTTTGGTTGAGTTCTGTTTAGTATCTGCTGATTACAAACCTACTGAACGTAACCGTGAAATTATTTCTGGATTCAGTGATACAACTGTACGCAACCACATGAAACGCCACATTGATAATGTTTTAGCTGATTTAAAACAGGCATGTGAATTAGGTGAAGAAAAGATTATTAAGCAGGTCTATTACTCTAAGTAAACTTCGGTATTGACACAAAAGCAAAGTTAAGTTAGATTTCTCCACAATGGATAACTGTATTAAACGCTGTAGTTTCCTTCAGAGCTGAAAAGCTCTCTTTCAAAGCCCGCATGACTCCCTTTGACATGCGGGCTTCTTTTGAGATTTGGAACCATGACAAGCCGTCCACCACAAAGAGCTAAGCGCCCATGTCTTGTGGGCAGTTGTAAAGATTTCGCATCGAACAAAGGTTACTGTGACAAGCATCAAGACCGCATCAAAAAGAAAGATCGGGAGCGGGGCACAGCACACCAGCGCGGCTATGATGCCCGTTGGGAAAAAGATAGAACCAAATTCTTAGATGAGAACCCGCTATGTGCGGACCATCGCAAGCGCGGACTTGTTGAAGCCGCAACGGTTGTTGACCATATCATCCCGCACAAAGGCGACCAGGTGTTGTTCTGGGATAAGAACAATTGGCAACCGCTTTGCAAGTCATGCCATGACCGCAAGACAGCAACCGAAGACAAAGGCGGCTGGTCATATCAACCACCAGTTACGCAAAAGCCAGTTGATTGTTATGTTTTTAAAGTTGGTGAGATGGTACAAGCTGCAACGGCTTATGCAATTGACACTTTGTCCTGTGGTTGGACTGATAGTTTTGAAATCAAATCAATCGAAGATAAAAAGATTGAAGTGCATGATGCCGATGGGTTTGTACATCGCTTGCATCACTCACACTTTAAGGCGGTGACTGCATGAGTTGCGAACGAGAAGTTATATTGCTCGGTGATCCGGTTGTATATCGTGATGACATCAAAGACTTTGATGAACTAGGTGTCGTTGTTAAGACTGGCTCATCATTCGAGGTACTTTGGAATGGTGAGACAACTCCTAGAACTACAATTTACGAAAGAGTACGTGGCGCTCGACTCGATGAAGTCGATGCTGGTTGCCGAGTGATTCGGGAAAATTTTTAGAAAAATAGGGGATAGGGGGTCAAAAGTCGAAAAGGCTCTATCAGAAAAGACCGCCCCCCGTGAAATTTTTACGTGGTCAAAAGTCCATAGGGGGGTATACCTCTAATATTTAATCAGTTTTAAATTTTTTGGAGGTTCATATGTCAAATATGGGAAGACCCACTAAGCCTTTACAAGAAAAAATTCTTAGCGGCAGCCGTATCCGAACCGATCGGGATGGTGAAGCGCAAGAGGCCAATGCTTCCGTTGCTTTAGGAATGCCGCCATGCCCTCGATGGGTAAAAGGGGGCGCAAAAAAACATTGGGATACTTTGGGGCCTGTTTTAGTTCAAGCGGGTTTGTTATCTGTTGTCGATGGTGATGTGTTCGGTTTGCATTGTGACAATATGGCCGCCTATGAAAAGGCCCTTGAAAAGTTGGAAGAAATAACTTCATGGGTAACAACAACCCCAAACGGTTTTGAGGTCCAAGCGGCTTGGTTGCAGGTCCGAAATAAATTACAAGAGCAAATTATTAAGACTGCTGCTGAATTTGGTTTAACACCAAGAGCACGTTCAAGCGTCAAAGTTAACAAACAACAGCAATTAGATTTGTTGGGTGCTGATGCTGGTCAGAAAGAAGAAAATGACCCTTATGCAAACTTTTCAATTCGATCTAGTTAGTGAGTCTTTATGCGCGATTATTTCAAAATCGCACTTCAGTATTGCCATGACGTGCGCTCTGGAGTGCGAACGGCAGGGCAGCTAGAAAAAATTTGCTGTTAAACGTTTTTTAAATGATCTCAATCGTTCTGGTATTCCATTGGGGTCGGGTGATGAAGAGTTAGAAAAATTACTTACATCATTAAAGATCGGCACGAAGCCACCAGATATTAATTTTGAATTTAAATTCGATGTAGAGCGCGCACAACATGCGTGCTTTTTTTATTGAAACCTGTCCCCATGTGGAAGGGGAACTAGCACGATTAAAACGTGATGGAACCCGGCATTTATTGGTGATGTCACCGTGGCAGGTTTTTGTCACGGTCAATATTTTTGGGTGGGTAAATTATGAAGGTTTACGTCGCTTCACATACGTCTATCTGGAAGTCGCTAAGAAAAATGGCAAAACCACTTGGTTGGCGGCTGTTGGTCTCTACATGGGATTTATCGACGGTGAACCCGGTTCAAACGTATATGCTGCTGCAACAACAAGGGACCAAGCCAATATTTTGTTTGGCGCGGCAAAAACAATGGTTGCTTATTCGCCAAAGATGCAAGAGCGCTTTGGTATCACTAAGCAAGAGTATTCGATTTTCCAAACGACAACGAACTCGTCGTTTAAAGCGCTTTCACAGGATCGGGACGGGTCAAAAGACGGTTTTAACGTTCACTGTGGTTTGATTGATGAATTACATGCTCATAAAGATTCTGGCATGTATGACATTGTGTCAAACGGTATTGCATCTCGTGCGCAACCATTACTTTTTGCGATTACAACTGCTGGAAAAGATACAACATCGGTTTGTTATCGTGAAAGAAAAATTGTTGTAGCAATTCTGAAAGGTGAAGCAACGCACGAACGTTATTTCGGGATGATCTTTTGCTTAGATAAAGGTGATGACTGGAAAGACCCTAAAAACTGGCCTAAAGCAAATCCGAACTATGGAATTTCAGTAAAACCAGAATATCTGCAAGGAATGGCGGATAAATGTAAGATTTCTCCTTCAAATGAGGCAATTTTCCGTCAAAAACATTTAAACGAATGGGTTGGGGCGGTTGATGGCTGGCTTGCTGAATCTGTTGTGTCTAATTGTGAGATTGAAGTCTCATTTAAAGAATTTAAAGGTGTTGTAGGATTCGGCGGTTATGACTTGGCAAGTAGACTAGACCTTGCCTCATGGGGTGAAATGCGGCCTCGTTTTGAAGATGGAAAAATTATTTGGTACGTCTTTGCTCATAGTTATATAAATGAAAGAGTGATGGAGTCTACCGAAGCAATTAATGGAGAGATGAGACCAGATGATTACCCCGTTTGGCGGGATGATGGTTGGCTAATTGAAACACCAGGTGCTTCAACTGATTTCAACCGTATCAAAGAAGATATTCTTGAACATCATAATGATTATCCATTTTATGAAGTTGGGCATGACCCATATCACGCTGAACAAGTGACTGCTGATCTACTCGATGCAGGTTTGAATGTAATTGAAGTTCCTCAAAGGACCGAATTTTTAAACCCAGCAATGCGTTGGATAGAGGTATTGATTGCTGAAAATCGCATACGTTTTTGCGGTGATCCAGTTTTAAAGTGGTGCATTCTCAATGTTGTAGTTAAAGAGGATGCTAAAGAGTGTATTTTTCCTCGAAAAATTTCACGAGCCAAAAAAAATTGATGCTGCGGTTGGGATGATTATTGCAGCTTCAAGGGCTATGTACTGGGATAAGGAAGAGGTTTTTGAACTTGTGCCAGGCGAAGAGAATGGGAATTTTGATGATTTTCTGAGTGGTATGATTAAGGTATCTAGACGATGAGTAAAAACCGCAATAAAGCTAAAGGTCGTCAAAAAGATGACCTGAAAAAGCTGAAAGTGCGGGGAACTGGACCAATGCAAGACAGAACGGGGACGACCTTAATTGATCGTCCCCGTTCTGCTGTAAAGACGGCTAAGCCCGTTACTTTTGATAGTGCAATGACGCTTAGTGCGGTTTTTGCTTGTGTCAAGATTCTTGTTGAGTCAGTAGCAACCCTGCCTTTACAGATGTTTAAATTAAATTCTGATGGAAGTCGAACGATTGTAAAGGATCATCCAGTAATCCAGCTTTTAAGTAACAAGCCTAACCGCTATCAGACTTCAATTGAATTTCTAGAACAATTTATGCTGAATCTGGTTGCAGGCAATGCGGTTTGTAAGAGGGATTATATCGGCAAAAATTGGTAAGTTTACAAGTCATTAATAGTGGTTCCGTTGATCTTAGAATTAAAGATAACGGTGACCCTGTTTATGATTGTTTGATTAATGGGAAAAAGGTTGAGCTGACTGAAAAGCAGATTTGGCATGTCAAAATGTTTGGCACTGGTTTATGGGGCATGTCACCTATAGCTTATGGTGCAGCTTCAATTGGTGTGGGACTTTCGGCAAGCGATAAAACTACCCGATTAATGTCAAATGGTGCAAAGCCAACAGGTGCATTAAAAACTAAACGTATTCTAAAAAGATGCTCAACGAGACACTTTAAGAACTGAGTTAGATATTTTAGTGAATGGTGACGATGGTGATATTGCAGTTCTTGAAGACGATATGCAATTTGAGCAAATCAGCCTCACGCCTGCCGATCTAGAGTTAATTGAAATTAGAAAGTTATCTGTTGAAGATGCATGTCGATTCTTTGGCGTACCTCCAATTTTGGTCTATTTGATGGATGGAGCAACGACATGGGGTGATGGTATCGACAAAATTATTGATGGTTTCTATAAATTCGGTTTGCGACCGTATTTGGCACGAATTGAGGAAAGCATTCGCATTCATTTATTAGATAGAAGTGAATGGAATGATTATGAGTTTGAATTTAAGACTAAAGACTTACTCAGAGCTTCATATTTACAACGTATTGCAGCTAATAAGGATCGAATTATTAGTGGTCAATCTTCAATAAATGAAATTCGTCGTGAAGAAGGTGATCAGCCTGATCCAAACGGTGATTTTTTACTTGTTCCTGTAAATATGACAACTGCTGAACGTATGAAAAAAGGAAACTATGGAGCGAAAGCCAATGAACCAAATGCTTCAAATGCGTAATAAATTCGCACCGAACATCCCAAAAAGTACAATGTCGGCGAATGCCGATTACAGTCGATAATCTGCGTTCAGTGGGTAAAAGCGAATCTGGAAATGTTGTAATTAGCGGTTATGCCGTCAAATGGGATTCAATCAATTATTTTGGGGAGAAGTTTGTAAAAGGGGCCTTTACTGATGTTTGTGCCCGTTTTGCCAATAAATCTCAAAAAATTCATGCTTATTACAATCATGGCTGGCGAATGTGGTTTGTTGATTCACATATGACCATGCGGGTTGGTAAATATCTTCAGATTAAAGAAGATGACACTGGTTTATTTATTGAGCTTGAATTTACCAAAGGGCTGCCTATTGCAGAATGGACTGCTGCGATGGTTCAGCATGGAACAGTCGATGGTTTTTCAATTGCTTTTTATCCACCTAAAGATAGCGATATCATTGATAAAGGTGCATACATTGAAATATTAAAAGCTGATATTTACGAAATTAGCGTTGTAGATGAACCAGCAGATGAAGCTGCGCGTGTAATCAATAACGAAACTATTGATTCATTGGAAACTATCGATGATGCTGAATCACTTTTACGTTCAATTTTACCCGGCGGGTATGGAGAAAAACTACTTTCTCGACTTGCTGATATACAAAAACCTGTAGAAAAGCCAAGCCCTAAACCTGATCCATTTGCGTTTTTAGACGAACGTAAAAATTAAATTATTTCTCAAACATAGCCTGCTCTTTAGCAGGTTTTTTAATGCATGGAAAAAACTATGACTGCATATCAAAAACTGCCATTGGCTCAAAACATTCGTTCTGCAAGCCCATTCCATGGTTTGCGTACTCGTGATGCACTCGATGAAGCTGCTGTTCAGCTTCGTGCGCGCATTACACAGTTTGATGAGTTGCTTGCACGCTATCAAGGGCGGTTAGAAAGCCTAGATGGTTTGCCAGATGATTTGAAATCACAACTTGAAAGTCGTGCCAAAGAAATCAAAGACTTATCTGGTCAGGTTGAAGAACTTCAACAGAAGCTTGTTGAAGATGTTCAAAATCGTAATACACCAAATCCGCATGAACTTGTTTCAGCACTCATCCGCAATAAAGACGCGGTTGAATATGCAAAAATGATGCACGCGCGATCAGGCAATAAAAAAAGATGCGGTTGTCTTTGAAGGTCTGAATGCACGTAATGTCATCACGCTTGGAACGATGCCTGCAAATGCAACATTCGCGCAAAACGATATTCAGGCCAGTGTCCGTGCAATGCCTTTATCGGTCATTGATTTGATTAACTGGGGAACAACAAGTGATCCAGTATCTTATTATCTTCGTGAATCTACATTTGAAATTATGGCCGATATTGCGCCAGAGAATACTGACAAAAAAGAATCTAACTTTTCTTTTGGTATTACTCAGCTTAATGTCGGAACCATTGCACACTGGATTCGTACATCAAAACAGGTGTTATCAGATATGCCATTATTGGCAAATTATCTTGAAACACGTATGGCTTACGGTGTTCGTTACAAACTTGAATATTATGTTGTAAATGGGCATACGCCAGCACAGGGTCAACAAAAAAATCTTCAGTGGTTTACTTGAAGCAGATAACTATCAAAAAATTGAACCAGAAGATGCTGTAACAGCGATTGATTATTTAAACAAGGCTAAATATCAAGCTGCCGCATCTTATGTTTTACCTGATAGCGTGATTTTGAACCCTGAAGATTGGGGGAAAATTGAGCGTATTAAAGGTGAAGATGGTCATTATGTATTTGGTTCGCTAAGGTGCGGTTTTTACAGCCTGTTATTTGGGGCCTTCCAGTTATTTTTGCGGCTTCAATGCCTAAAGGTAAATTCTGGGTAGGTAATATCAAACTCGGTTTTGATGGTCAGATTCGTGAAGATGTATCAATTACCGTTTCAACTGAAGATGGTAATAACGTAACTAAAAACTTGGTAACAATCTTGGCAGAAATGCGTGCATCTGGTGCTGTTGTATTACCAGAGGCTTGTGTATCTGGTGATTTACCAGAAATTACTGGTACTGGCGGTACAGGTGGTGGTACTGGCGGTTAATTCTAAATTATTCAATAAAAGCAGCTTTAGGGCTGCTTTTTTCATGTTTTATGCAGATTTATGGAGATTTTATTCAGGAATCTGCATTTTTCTTCATTTTTAGGACGTTTTTATGAGTGACTACATCACGCTTGATTTAGCGAAATCTCACTTACGTGTATTGCATACACGTGATGACGCATACATTGAGTTACTGATCAAAGCGGCTTTAAAAGCAGTAATCAACTTCATAGACAAAGAATTTTCAGAAATCCAACAGGTAGATGGTTCTTTGCCAGAAGATCTGGTGTATGCGGCATTACTGATCATTGGCGATATGTATCAAAACCGAGCGGCACAGACAGATGCAGCTTTACATGTGAATATCGCATGTGAGCGTTTGATGTTTCCATATCGAAAAATGGGAGTATAACCATGCATGAAAAATTTGAAGCTTGGATTAAAAGCCCAGCCGTTTTATACAAAGCTGATTTATATACATGGTGAGCGTCTCTTTATTCGTGACAACGGTGAATATCAAGTTTTTGCAATGGAAGTTGCCTATCAAGCTTGGTTGATTTAAGGGGTGATTCATGCAATCTGGAATTTTAGATACATGTTTTGAAGTCTTGAAGAGGACAGAGCAAAAAAAATTCTGCTGGGCAAACTAAATTTGAGTGGTCTGTGATTGGTCGTTTTTATGGAGGTGTAAAACCTGTAAGTGTTCAATCATTTGTGCAGTCAAGCATGCAGGGTTCAGCATTAGTTGCAAGGATTGTAATGCGCCCTGATGATTTCCCTGAAATTTCTGCGGTGTATTTAATCCGTGATGTTGATACACAGAAACTTTATAAAATTGATGGCGTATTGCCTGTTAGTAAATCACGCCAAGCTTTGATGTGCAGTTTAGGAAAACTTACTTGATGGAATTTGATTTCAAGATAGAGGGGTTGTCCGAACTTACCGAGCAACTCAGAAGTCTTGAAAAGTTAGGTAAACAAAAACAACTTACTCAAAATGCACTGTTCTATGCCTCTCAACCTATTTTTGATGATATTAAGGCCCGTGCTCCACGTGCTGAAAAGGCATATTACAGATATTACCGTGGTTCATTAAGACAACGTTTACGTGGTAATCCAAAAAAATCAAGAAAACTTAAGCGCCCATAAGGAACATTAAGAAGAAGTATCGCTAGAAAACGGATACGGGTAGATGGTGGGGTTGCTGTAGGTATTTATATTAAATCAAAAGCTTTTTATTACAGATTCATTGAAAGAGGCACGCCAACAATACCTGCAATTCCTTTTGTTTTACCTGCTTATGAGCATTTTAAGGAAGCTGCTGTTGAGCGTTTCAGATTGAGATATGGAGAGTATGTTCAAGCTGCATTTGAGCGCAAACAAATACGCATAGAACAGGAATTTGATGATGCTCGCGAGTGAAATTATTTATCAAACACTTGGCCCATTATTCAATGACCAAGTTGCACCAGCACCACTTTCTCCAAGGAGTGGAAATACATGGAACATATATTACTTTTCAAACACTTATCGGAAGCCCATTAAATACTGTCAAAACTTGGACTGGATATGACCAGTTGCGAGTTCAAATCAATATTCACAATGCGGATAAGGTCCAGTGCGAGAAAGATGCAGCACGTGTAAAGCGTGCTTTAGTAGATCAAAAATTATCGTCATGCAGTTTGGTGGGTGACAGTGATGGTGGTTTTGATGATGAAACACAACTGTTTCAGCAACAAGTAGATATTTTAATCTGGCAAATCGCCGAGGAGTAAGACATGGCTGATAAGGCTTTAATTGATTCACAGGGAATTGTAATTTCCTACAAATTACCAGTAGCACAGGCATTTTCAGAATTGCTTGAAGTAACTGATAGTCCTTTGCCAACAAAAAAACGTGAAGTTGATGATATCACCACGGTTAAATCAACGCATAAAGAAACAATTGCTGCTGGTGTAATTAGTGCTGACGATCTGGCATATGAGCTTTTAATGATTTCAGGTAGTGTTCAACAGCAAGAGTTGGAACAATACTTTGAAGAAGGCGAAATGATCGATTGGAAAGTTGTACTTCCTGATGATGCTGCTACTACATATACATTTCAGGGAACAATTACTGAACTTTCACCAGTTCGTGCGGCCAATAAGAAAAACCGCTTTAAGTTGACTATTGCAGTCAATGGAAAAGTAACTAAAACGACTACCCCTTAATACATAAGCCCGCTAAGCGGGCTTTATTCTTAATAGGAAAATGAAACATGACAAGTAAGACAGTAGCAGTTGGATTGGCGGCGGCATTTTTTAGCAGTTGCTGAAAATAAAGATTTCATTGTTGATGAAGTAGAAGGTCTTGGCCGTATTGGACTTAAGCGCTTAAGCCTTGAAGATCGTGATGCATGGGTTACAGCAGAAAACGATTCCATTCCAATTATTATTAAGGGTTCAGTCTGTGATCCAGAAACAGGAGAGCTTTCTCTTAAAGAATTAACTAATGATCAGATTAAAAAAATCCCTGGTCATATTGCTGATGAATTACTTAAAAAAATTTACAAGCACAATGGCATTAAAACGATGGCTGAAATTAATGCTGAGCGTGAAGCGGGTAAAGAACCAGAACAGCTAAAAAACTAAAAAGCCGACCCGATCTAAAATTTAGATTTCAATTAGCTCTACGTTTAGGTCGGACGGTCGGCGAATTAGAAAGAACCATGACATATCATGAATATCAATATTGGCAGGCATTTAATATTTTAGAGCCTATTGGAATGCAGCGTGAAAACGTATTCCAAGGCGAATATTGCGAAAACAGTTTTTGATGTGAATTGTCCTGATAATGGGTTTGGATTATCGGACTTTCTATTATTCCAGTTGCATCAAGAACGAACTGTTGAAGATGTGATGGATGATATTAAGGCAAGAATGGCAAGTATGTGTTGAAGAATGCCCTAAACATTCATATTTCATTTTCACCTCAACCATTAAATTATGCGGGTAATTTGTGCTTTTTGAAAAATTGGGCTATTTTAATAGGGCATCGGCAAAATCCGATGTCAGACTTGGTCGTCTGTTCTCCAAAGAGCACAATCCGCTCAAGCGGTTTTTTTGTGCCTAGCATTTTGCACGCTATGGTAAGGCGTGCAGGGACACCTTCGGGTGTGCTGTACTTTGGAGCAGTCGACCAACCCTGTACGTCTTGCCACCTTAGTTTGGTCGCTATTGGTGGTGAGTAATCCTAAATCCAAAGGAGTATTCATCATGAATGCATTAGTTTTTCAATCTTCAACTTTAGAACCAGTTCAATTATTAGATAATCAAGTCTGGATTACTGCTAGTGACCTAGCTAGAGCTTTAGGTTATTCACGACCTGATAAAGTAGCTCAAATTTATACTCGTAATGCTGATGAGTTTACTGAATGTATGACTCAAGTTATTGAAAATCCCCAGAACCTCAATTTGAGGTTACGGATTTTTAGCCTTCGTGGTTGCCACCTTATTGCCATGTTTTCGCGTACAGATGTTGCTAAAGCATTTCGTAAATGGGTGTTGGATGTTATAGAAAAAACAGAGGTTCAATTTAAACCTTCTGTTGCTATGGTGACTCAAGCAACCTATGATAAATTGGCTTTGAAATATCATCGAATATTTCGTCAATATGACAATATGATTGATGATTTACGTGTGCAAATCGCGGCTATGCAAAGTAAATGCCACCGTTATAATTTTGAAATGCAAGTAAATGCTATTCCTATTGAAATTGTTGCTGAGAAATTAGGTACTACAGTTTCAAGGGTGAAGCATATATTAATGATTAATGGCATTATTGAAGAACGTAACCCCTATGTTGAGCTAGATAAGACCGTAATTAACATTACCGAGCGTGGAAAAAAGCTTGATTATGTATATTTAGATAGTCGTGTGGTTGATGGAGTTGCTCAAGATTCTCTCACAATTTCCAAAGATGGAATGAGTTATCTTCAAGAGTTGTTGCAAAACGCCTTGCGCTAAAATTTGTAAACCGTTTATATTCTAACCTCTTACTGGTAAGGGGTTAGTTTGTGAAAAAAAATTCGTTTAGGCATAGGTTATGTATTTTTAGTATTTTCTGTGTTTTTAGAGTCGTCATTTGCTAAACCCACACAGCCAGTAAGTGACAGGGAGCATGAAAACAATTGTCGAATGTATATGCAAATAGCTGAAGGTATTATGAGGGCAAAGCAAAATGGTTTGTCATTAGCTAAAGCATTAGAATTTAATGATGAAACTAATATTAAAATGAAAGACGACAATATGCATAAAATAATGAAACTTATGATTGTAGATGCCTATAAACAACCGAGTTATACAAGTTCCTCTGTAAAGCAAGAGCAGTTAAATGATTTTTCAGCAAAATATTACATTGGGTGTTCTGAAATGTACAACTAATGATTCTAACTTAATAGGCCACCTTCGGGTGGCTTTTTTATTGGCTAAAGGAAAGTAGTTATGGCAGATGATCTTTTAAAACGTGTTGAAATTTTGCTTGAAGCTAATACTGCAAAATTTGAAACGGGTATGGCGAAGGCTGAGAAGATTGCACAAAACTCTGCCAATACTATGACCAAAGGCTATGATAGCGTTAAAAGTGAAGTTAAACGAACTCAAGCCCAGGTCGATGATTTTTCTAAAACTCTGGAGCGCCAAGACCGTCAAATTTCTATGATGGCTAAAAGCTATAGCCTTTTAGCATCATCTGTTAAATCGAGTTGTAGCAGGCGTTTCAATAAGTGAAATAATTGGTAAATCTGATGAATATATTTCACTTAATAACCGCCTAAAATTAGTAACTCAGTCGCAAACAGAACTTGCAGAAGCATCTGCATCTACATTTAATATTGCTCAAAAAACTGGCGCTGCTTGGGATGGTGTTGCAGATATTTATTCAAAATTTTCTGCAAATTCAAAAACTTTAAATATTGATCAAAAAGAAACTGCTCGTTTAACTGAAACTGTAGCAAAAGCAACGGCAATGAGTGGTTCAAGCGCTTCCAGCAGCTCAAGATGCATTAACTCAGTTCGGCCAAGCATTAGCAAGTAATAAATTGCAGGCCGAAGAGTTCAACTCAATGAACGATAATGCCTCTGGTGTTCTTGATGCAATGGCGCGAGGACTGGGTAAAACTCGTGGCGAGCTTCGACAAATGATGCTTCAAGGCGAGTTAACAGGAGATGTTATTGTTAAGTCTTTGCTTAAAGCTGGGGATAGTGTAGATCAGTTATACAACAAAACTGATAAAACTGTAGGACAAGCATTTACTAAGTTAAACAATGAATTAACAAAATTTGTTGGAGAAGCATCGAAAAGTTCTGGTGCGTCAGTTGTTTTAGCTGATGGAATAAGCACTCTTGCAGATAACTTAGATAAAACAACAGATGTTCTTATGGTTGGGGCTGCTTTTTATGCCGGAACTTATATTCCCTCCATATACAATTCAGTTGTTGCTGGTTATGCAAAAACAAAACAATTAATTGAACAAACTGCTGTTCAAATTACAGCGACTAATATGGAAAAAGCAGCAGCTTTGGCTGATGTCGCAAAAGCTCAAAGTACTCTAACATTGATTGCCGCGGAAAAGGCTTTAGAAATTGAACGTTTAAAAGCTCAAATTTCATCTCAAGGTCGAATGGCAACTGTCACCCGTATGGCTGAGCTTAAAAAGCTCGAGTCAGTGGTAACAAATGAATTGACTGTAGCTCAATCAAGATTGAATGCAGTTCAAAGTGCTTCAATAGGTGTTGGGCGAAGTTTATTGGGCATCCTAGGTGGTCCTGTAGGTTTGGGTTTAACCGTCGCTGGGGTAGCCGCTTCATATTTACTTCTAAAAGATAGTTCATCAAGTACAGTTGAGTCCCTTGATCTTCAAAAACAATCTGTAGATGAACTTAGAGATAAATATGAAAAATTAAGTGTTGCTCAGAAAAATACAACATTGCATGAACTCAAAAAGCAAGTTGATGAATTAAGAGTTTCATATACTGTTGCTGGCTCAAACTTAAGCGCTTTTGTAGAAGCAATTCCAATCTCGGACGAAAAAATCGCTACCGTCCGTAAGCTTTATAATGCTTATAGCAGTGGTGCGTTATCATCTGATGATTTTAATAAATCAATCCAAAAGCTTAATTTTTTAACAGATGACCAGAAGTTAAAAATTAATCAGCTTTCAGTAAGTTATGATCAAAGTAAGGTAGCGTATAACAATGCAAAAACAGCTCGTGATGCATTGATTAATTCTACACCTACCGCAGTTGAGGCACATAAAGCGGAAACGGAAGAACTTAGAAAAAAACGCCTTGAAATGGAGAAAGTTATTCAGCTTCCAGAAGACTAAAGAACTTCCAGGCAAGTGCGGAAAAGGAAAACTTAAAAAATCGGTATTTTATAAGTACCGTTAAAGCAAGTGGTAGTAATCAGAATGCTTTAGATTATGCAACATTTATGACCAAATTTCGTGAAGACAATAAAATTCCGTTTACACAAAATTTGACTGCTGAGCAAAAGAAAATTGCTGATCATCAATTTGCATTGCAGCAAGAGGTTAAAAATCTTCAAGACAAGATTACTGAATCCGTTAAGGCTCAAACTAAAGAGTATGAAAAACAGCAGAAGTTACTTTCTGTTAATGCAACAGTTCAGGCTGCGGCAAAACAGTATAACTTTGCCAGTCTTGAGCAAAAAGCGGGGTTTCCACTGGGGACTCTGTCAGCCTTAATGATGCAGGAATCAAGAGGAAATCCTAAAGCTTATAATCCGGAGACTGGAGCAGCGGGTGCTTTTCAATTTTTACCTGCAACTGCAAAGCAGTATGGTGTTCAGGATCGTTACAATGTTCAACAGTCTGCTGAAGGTGCCATTAAATATCTTTCATATTTAATGAAATTTTTTAATGGTGATTTAGAGAAAACAATTCGTGCATATCATGCAGGTGAAGGTAATGTTCAAAAGAACACTAAAATTGGACCAGTTAATAATGAGTATTGGTCTAATTATAAAGCCCGCATTGCATTCTTAAATGGGGCAGGTGGTTCTACATCCAAAGATTTTGAAAAATATCTGCAAGATGAAACTAAAGCTGTCACCAAATCATTAGAGGATCAACAAGCTATTCGAGAGAGTTATTATAATTCTTGGGAAAAGCTAGAAAATGAACATAATGAAAAAGTTCAAAAAGTCCGTACAAATTTTGCGAATGATCCTAAAACCCGCGATTTACTTCTTAAACGTGAAGATGAACGGCATGCAAAAGCCATTGAAGACTGGATGCGTTATGAAGATAACCGTGTAAAAGAGGAGGTTAAGGCCAACCAAGAAATTATTGTTTCCAAGACAATTGGCGTTTGAAGCTTTAAATGGCCCAATGGGACAAATTGCTGGCATGGCGGCAAACGCTACTGCTGAAGGAACCTTGGCACCAAAGCGGCTTGCAATGTGGAAACTAGGTTCTCAGCATCAAGATGGTTATTCTCAGTTAGGTGATTTACTAACTCAAAGCCAAAAGGCCACCCTTGATGATCAGACTCTTTCTGATCAAGAACGCTATAAGCAATTAAATGATACTTATCGTGAGTATCTTGAGGCAAAGAAAGCATTAAGTTTGCAATATGCTAAAGAGGAGCAAGATTTAGTTAAATCACAGCATCAAGAGCAACTTAATCTTTGGGGTAATTTACTAGGTCAGGCACAGACCACCTGGTCTCAGTTGACCCAATCAGTTAAAGATGCAAATGGTGAACAATCTGCTGCTTATAAAGCAATGTTTGTTATGCAACAAGCATTCTCAATTGCATCCACTCTTGTGGCTGCTCATAGCGCGGCTGCTCAGGTAGCTGCTGATGCAACGATACCTTTCTTTAGTACCAAAATTGCTGCTTCTAAAGCAATGCTAGCAATGGGTTATGCGCAAGCGGGTATGATCGCGGCTCAAACAATCGCTGGTATTGCACATGGTGGTTTGGATTACGTTCCTTCTGAGTCTACTTATCTGTTAGATGAAGGTGAACGTGTTTTATCACCACGTCAAAACCAAGATTTAACCCGGTTTATGGCAAATCAACAATCGGGCGGTTCAGGGGTTAAAGTCACGATCAACAACTATGGGAATGATAAGGTTGAAACCTCACAAGATGCTGATGGGAACTTAATGGTGACGATTGGAAAAATGGTTGATCAAAGAGTAGATGCTGGTATTGCCAAGGAACTTAAGGCAGGGGTATCCATTAGCTAATGCAATTAAAGGTAAATAATTTATGAGTGAACGTTTATTTATATGGGCTGAAAGCTTGGCTGAAAATTCGGGTACTCATAGTTTTAATACTTTGTCTTCAAAGTTTGGCGATGGGTATGAACAAAATGTATCGGTAGGAATAAATAACCGAAAAGGTTCGTGGAATTTTACAAGAACTGGTTCAGAAAGCTTAATAACTGAAATTAAGAATTTCTTAGATGACCATAAGGGTGCTGATTCATTTTATTGGCAATCGCCAATGGATGGTCGCATCCGTGTGAAAGCTGGAGACTATCAGTTAGTTGATCGTGGTTCAGGTACCTTGGAAGATTTCCACAATATTTACCCAAGTCTTTTACCCTTAAATTTAAATCTCTTCAAAGCCCCTTTTTAGGGGCTTTTTTTTATGCGAGTAAGAAAATGACCATTCAAACTGTAAATTTAGGTACGGCACCTACTGGTGCAGGTGGCGATACATTCCGCTCTACCGGCGCAAAAATGAATGAAAACTTTACAAACAACACTCATGCAGCTAGCCGATATGTGGGTACTGCTGCTGGGAATGTGATGGAAGTTGGTGCATATGGTTTGGGCAGTAATTCAATAACTTATACTGGTGGTGTTAATGGATTTGGAAGTTTCCATACTGGTAAGTCAGCTTTTTATTTTAATAATACCCAAGGTGTAGATATTAATGGAAAGATTATTCCAAATTATGCATCTTATGTAGTTTCAAGTCTTAACGGTGGTGGTTTTTTTTGCTATTGGTGGGTCAACTACAGATAAACGAATTTTTGCTGTCCGTGGACTTGGAAGTGATGCTTATCCGTTGCAATTAGTCGATTTGTGGCACACTGGTATCACAACAGTTGATAGTAATGGTTTTATAAAAGCTGCATCGCCAATTATTAAATTATTTGCTGAAAAAATTGAACTTAATGATGAGGCTACCGAACAACCGATTACTTTTGAAAAAATCGATGTAGGTCATTATCTGATAAAAGGATCGTCAGGTTTTGCAAAAGAAGGTTGGTGGATAGAAATTCCGACTGATACACACGGCAACAAGATTTGTGCAGTTGAATATCAAACGCTAGGAAATGGTGATCTTGAAATTAAAACTTTTAAGAAAACGCTAAATGATGAAGGCGACATTGTTGCAAATCTAGAAGCCCCTATTGATATTCCAAGTAATGTAAACGGTGAACCACGTTGGATTGATATTCGTTTAAATGAAATCAAAAAGCCAAAAGTAATCCCAATATTGCGTACTGAAAGAAAACCACGCATGGTTCAGCAAATTAAATATTCAATGCAACCAACCTTCATGACCCGCTTAACTGAACTCATTGATGATGAAGGTAAAGTTGTAATGGTAGATGGAAAACCTTTCCAGAAAAAAGAAACTTATCTAGTGACCGATTCATCTGGAATGGCAACTCTTACTAAACAACCTGTTATGAATGAAGCAGGTGAGCCAGTTCTTGAATGGGTTCAGGCAGTTGATAGCCAAGGCAATCCAATTTTTGATGAGGTGCCTGTCTTAGATAAAGATGGAAATCCACTTTATGATGAGGTGATCCATGACTCTGAATAGTGATTTCCAGAAATTATATGTAGATGGTCTTATTCATCTATTTGAACTAGATGCCAGCAGCTTAGGTGCTGGCATCTTGCGTTTTCACGGACACATAGCTTTTCAAGACTGGCAAAAAATTTATACGTCCATTGGTTCTGAAGGTTTAATTGGTGCCGACTCTGGCAGCATTGGAAAGATATTCGATGTTGGTGACCAGAAGGTATGGAACCGCAATATTATTTGGCAAGGTCAAATTTTTGAGCCAATGGCACTTGAGGTGTCTGGTCTTGAAATGCGTAGTGATGGTAAAGCTTCCAGCGCCTACCTTAACTATGGCAAATAATATTAATGGTATTCAGCATGCTGTATCTGCTTATTGTCTTCAATTTAAGGACTTTGCAGGGGCTAAACTAAAAGTTATTACTACTTTGGCCAAATATCTTGATTCTGAAAATTTTAGTTCAGGTAATCCTTTAGCTTCAAATGAGGCTAAGCAACAAATTTGGTTTATTGAACAGAAGACATCGGAAAATGCGCAACAAGTTACTTTTGAACTTTCGAACCCAATAGATTTTGAAGGTTTAAAAATCCCTGTTCGTCAAATTACTTCTTATTGTGGTTGGGAATACCGAAGTGAAGAGTGTGGTTACACAGGCGCAGCAATGTTTACTGAAAAAGATGAACTAACAGATAACCCGGCATTAGATCGTTGCTCTTACAGAATGTCAGGTTGTGAATGCCGATTTGGTAAGAATAAGCCATTGCCCTTCGGTGGTTTCCCCCGCATCTAGCATGGTGTGACGAAATATGGAACTTACAGCAAAACTTAAAAAAGCAATTATGGCTCATGCTGATGCATGTTATCCATTTGAATGCTGTGGGGTGATTGTTGATAAGCAATATATCCCATGCCGTAATATTTCAAATCAACATGATCAATTTGAAATTCATCCTGAAGATTTAGCTATTGCGGAAGATCAAGGAAATATTGTTGCGTTCGTACATAGTCATCCAGATGGAACAACTCGTGCATCTGAGCTTGATTTAGTGCAGATAGAACTGCATAAAAAGCCGTGGGTTATTTGTTCTTATCCAGAATTAGATTTTTGTGTCTATGAGCCAAAAGGCTATAAACCTCCACTCGTTGGCCGAAATTATTTCCACGGGTGGCAAGACTGCTATGCACTTATCCGCGACTTTTATATTCGTGAATTGGGCATAGAGCTTATGGATTTTAAACGTGATGATGCATGGTGGGAAGATAAAGACCATCCATCACTCTACCTTGAAAATTACGAAAAAGCAGGTTTCTTTGAAGTTGATAAACCACAATATGGCGATATGTTGGTTTGTCGGGTTGGACGTACAGAACATCCAAATCATGCAGTTATATGGTTGGGTACTAATGGTGTTCTTAAATCTGAAAAAACTGAAACCTGTATAGGGTCGTCTTTAATTTTGCATCATCCATATAATCGGAAGTCTGTACGGGAAATCTACGGCCAACAATGGCATGAACGAACTGTGAAAATTTTGAGGCATAGAGATGTTAAAAACAATTAAGCTTTATGGGATTCTAGGCCAAAAGTTTGGCCGTGAATTTAAGCTCGATGTTGAAAATACTCGTGAAGCTGTGAGGGCGCTTGCTGTACAGTTATCAGGTTTTGAAAGTTTTATGATGCATGCCCATGAACAAGGATTGGCATTTGCTATTTTTCTGAAAGGTAAAAATACAAGTAATAGGCGTGGTAGAAAGAAACCAACTATTTACGACCATCAAACTAAACGAATTATTTCCGGCCAAAATATCGGAGAAGAGCAACTTGATATGAAAACCGATGCAGAAATTATTCATATCGTACCTCGTGTAATTGGCGCTGGCGGTAATAATGGGGTTTTGCAAGTTGTACTTGGCATTGTGATGATGGTAGTTGGATATTTCATATTCGGTGCTACAACAACGACTGGCGCAGCTTTAATTGCTTCTGGTTTCGGTATGACGGTTGGGGGTGTGGCATCTATGCTCATGCCAAAAATTGATACCATACAAAAATCAAAAATCAGGATGGAAATAGAGCAAACAAGGGTTTTGGTAGTGCGGTTACAACAGCCGCTCAAGGTTATCCTGTGCCAATCCTTTATGGCCGTAGAGAAGTGGGTGGTTTTGTTCTGAGCGCTGGTCAATATCCAGAAGATCAGATGTAATTTTTAAGTTAGTTATAGGCGCTTTGAGCGCCTTTTTTATTGCGTGAGATTTGATATGGCGATGGTAAAAGGCGCAAAAAGGGAAATCAGCAACCTAGACAGCCTGTTGTGGCACCGGATTCAGCGCAATCAAAAACCTATATTAAAGAATTGATTGGCTTATCTGAAGGTGAAGTTGAGGGATTAGCAAATGGGTATCAGTCAATTCTTTTAGATGAAACTCCATTACAAGATGAGAATGGGGGTAAAAACTTTGAAAATGTTACTGTTAATTTTAGACCTTGGCACGAATGACCAAGAATATATTGAAGGTTTCCCAGCAGTAGAAAATGAAATTCCAATCGATGTGGAGCTTAAATCATCAACGCCATGGGTACGTTCATTTAATAATCTTGACCTTGATGCAATTCGGGTGAGATTACGCTGGGGGCCACTACGTACACAAAACCCAACAAATGGTGATGTTACTGGATTTACGATTGAGTATGCAGTTGATCTTCAAACTGATGGTGGTGCTTGGGGGGAAGTGTTAAGAGCAAAAATCTCTGATAAAACCTCTATCAATTATGAGCGTGATCACCGAATCGATTTACCAGATTCAACATCTGGTTGGCTTATCCGTGTACGCCGAATTACACCTAATTCATCATCTGAATATATCAGCGATAAAATGTATGTTGCTGCTGCTATTGAAGTTATAGATGCGAAATTACGTTATCCAAATACCGCATTAGTTTCTTTGCAATACGATGCTGAAACATTTGGTGGATCAGTTGCAAAACTTGCTGTTGATTTAAAAGGCGTAAAAATTAAAGTGCCTACTAACTACAATGCCGATACTCGTGAATACATCGGGTTTTGGGATGGTACTTTTAAACGAGCTTATTCGAATAACCCAGCTTGGATTTATTACGATCTCTGTACGTCAAAGCGCTATGGTATTGGCGAACGTATCACTGAATCAATGCTTGATAAATGGTCTTTATACCGTTTAGCTCAATATTGTGATGAATTAGTTCCAGATGGTTTGGGTGGTCAAGAACCACGTTTTACTTGCAATATTTATCTTCAAAGTGCTGAGGATGCTTATAGCATTCTAAGTAAACTTGCTGGTGTGTTTAGAGCTATTTCTTATTGGGATGGCGATAATATTGTTTGTGATGCAGATATTCCACAAGACACACTTTTTACTTATACACGTGCAAATATTATTGGAGAGCCAGAGTATAACGGTACTCGCGCACGTGATCGTCATAACGCTGTAAAAGTTGCATGGGATAACCCAGCTAATCATTACAAAACAGAGTATGAATTTGTTCGAGATGAAAAATCAATTGCTGAAATGCGGCAAGTTCGTTTGCTCGATCTTAATGCCTGGGGTTGTACCTCACGTGGACAAGCTCAGAGGGCTGGGCATTGGGCGTTAAAGTCTGAACAACTTGAAACACGTATTGTGACACTTAAAGTTGGTTTAGATGGTTATATTCCATCACCTTGGCAAAGTTATCGAGCTTGCTGACAGCCTTTTTGCTGGCCGTGCAAATGGTGGGCGTATTTCATCGGTTTCAGTAGATCGTAAAAGCATAACATTAGATCGTGATGATGTTGTTGCTGTTGCTGGGGATCGTCTTGTAATTAATGGTGAAAATGGTAAAGCCCAAACTCGTATCATTCAATCAATTTTAGGGCGAGTTGTCACTGTTAATTTAGCTTTTGATGAAAACTCTATTGCTGCTCAAAATGTTTGGGTCATTGACGCTCAGGACCTTGGCAACACTTAAATTTAGAGTTTTATCTGTAGTTCAAGATGAAGACCACCAGTTCACGATTACAGCAGTAGAGTACAACCAAAATAAGTTTGATGCGATTGATAAAGGTGCTCATTACATCGATGTGCCGATCTCAATTGTTAATCCTAATATTCAAGAACCTGTTTCAAATATTGAGATTATAAGTGAGGATCGAATTGATCAAGGGATTAATATTGCAACTATGGTTGTGTCTTGGACACAAGCAAAAGGTGCGGTTAAGTATCTGGTCGAATGGCGAAAAGATGATGGTAGCTGGATTAAGCTTCCCGTTACTGGCAATAATTCAATTGAGGTGTCGGGTATTTATGCAGGCAACTATCAAGCAAAAGTTACAGCAATTAATGTCTCTGATATTTCTTCATTGCCAGCATATTCAACACTTACAAAGTTAGTTGGCAAGCAAGGTTTACCGCCTGCTTTAGCATTCATCCAAGGCAACAGGTATTTTGTTTGGTATGCGGCTAAATTGGGGTTTTCCTTCAGCTGGAGCATTGGATACTGCTTATACAGAAATCCAAATTTCGCCAGATGGCAAAAGCAATATTGCCCAATTGGGGTTATTTGCTTATCCAACTTCAACACATACGATTCAAGGGTTACAACCAAACTTAACTCAATTCTATCGTGGCCGCTTGATTGACCGGATCGGTAATATTGGCCCTTGGTCTGACTGGACAAGTGCAACAACTTCTGCTGATGCATCTGAAATTTTAGAAATTTTGGAAGGTAAAATTTCTGAAACAGAGCTAAGCCAAGACTTACAAACTAAGATCGATCATATTGAAAATATTGATGCTCAAATTCCGGGTATTCTTCAAGATATTAAAAATACGAAAGATCAGATTGCACAAGAAGTTAGAGACAGACAAGCTGATGTAAAAGCTACGAAAGATCAAATTGCTCAGGAAGTTCTAGACCGTAAAAATGCAATTCAAGAGGCCGAAGATGGTTTATCGCAGCAAATTAAAGATGGTGATAAAGGTGTTCTTGAAGTTGTAGAAACGGTTAAGAAATCAAGTGAAGATGGTATTGCAGCAGTTCAGCAGGACATTAAAGTTGTTGCAAATGATCTTTCACTTGTTGCTGAGAAAACCGATGGTGTTTATGCACAGCTTAACCCGCCATTGATCGGCTCTGAATCAGATTTGATAGGTAACGATCAAGGTTTTGCAGGTACTTGGTCTGTTCAATCAGCAATGATTGAGGGTGATCTTGCACTAAGCAAACGCATTGATACTACAGTTGTCGAGGTTAATGATTTACGTGCGTACGCTCAGCAAGAAGTTCAAGCTCGAATTGAGGGCGACAAGGTAACAATTCAAAAGATTGATACTTATATAGCTAGCAATGACAGTGCTCTTGCAACTGTTCGTGAATCAGCAAAAACAGCGGTTGAACAGTCAGCAGCAAATGCCGAGTCAATTAAATCAATTAATATTGCTTTAGAAGACAAGGTGAATACTGGTGCGCTTGACCAAGTTAAATCTGATGTTAAGGAAGTTGATAAGAAAATCATTGCTCAAACGACCAGAATTGATGGTGTTTACGCCCAACTTAACCCGCCTTTAATTGGCTCAGATTCTGATTTAATCGGCAATGATGGCGGTTATGCAGGCGTTTGGTCTGAACAGTCAGCACGGATTGAAGGTGATTTGGTAGTAAGTAAGCGTGTTGATTCAACTAATGCAGAATTAGGTAATTTACAAGCTTATGCACGGCAAGAAGTCGAAGCACGTATTGATGGTGACAAAGCAACAATTCAAAAGATTGATGCTTATATTGCAAGTAATGACAGTGCTCTTGCTGTTGTTCGAGATACAGCAAAAATTGGTGTCGATCAATCTTCAGCAAATATTGAAGCTATCAAGAACATCAATATCGAGTTGAAAGACAAAGCCACTACTGGTGACATTACTCAAGTTAAGTCGGATATTAAGGAGGTTGATAAAAAAGATTACGGCACAAACAATCAGGCTAGATGGAGTATATGCTCAAATCAACCCGCCTTTGATCGGTTCTGATTCTGACTTAATTGGCAACGATGGCGGTTATGCTGGTGTCTGGTCTGAACAGTCTGCACGAATTGAAAGTGATCTTGCGCAAGCAATTCGTACAGATACAGTTCAGACTGATCTGAACGGCAATAAAGCTGCTGTTCAAGAGGTCACTAAATCAGTCAATGGGTTATATGCGCAAAAGTTCATTAAGCTTGATGTGAATGGAAAGATTGCAGGCTGGGGTGGTGCAAATAATGGAGTAGAGTCACAGTTCATTTTTAACTTTGATTCTATTGCAATTGGTAACGGTAGCAATGGTGCCGTTTCTTTTCCATTTATTTTCCGTACCACATCATTTACTGATCCATTAACTGGAACTGTTTTTCCACCTGCTGCTTATTTGAAAGCTGCAATTATGGATTATCAATCCGTTGATACATCTCATATTAAAGACTTGGCTGTACAGCGAGGCAAGATTGCACAATTAGCTGTTGGAAGTGGTCAAATTGATGATCTTGCCGTGACCAGAGGTAAAATTGCTGATCTTGCAGTTGATACTTTAAAGATAGCCGATAATGCCGTAACTGTTCCAGTATCTGCGTTTGCAGAAACTTCCAGTTGGTGTTGATACTGATTATGTAACTATTCAGACGTTAAATGTACCTTCTGACATGGGGCATACAGTTTTAACCTTTGGCGCTGTATTTAGTTTCACTGGCTATAGTCAAAAACAGCAAGTTTATTGTCGAGTTCTCAAAAATGATCAAGTAGTTTTTGAGGATCTTGAAGTTCATTTCATTGAGCATACTTCAGTAGCATCTATTACAGATGCTAATGGTTCGCATAATCACAATGGTTCAACTGTTAGTGTCTCAGGTAGTACTGGGCAAGATGGCTCACATAGTCATAGCTTCCAGTGTCTCTGGTACAACAGGCTCTACAAATGCGGGGGGTACATTCCACAACCACTCATTTAGCTCAAACGGCAATACGAACAACAGTGGTTCGCATAGTCATAGCGTCAATTTGAGTGGCAACATAGCAATGTCTGAAGGTGGTGAACATAAGCACAATATTTCTGTGACCGGTAGTTCAAGAAGTGCGGGAACACTTAATATTTCAAGACATGATTCAACAGGGATTTTTGGCACATATAAGCTACAGCTTAGAGTGGTCGCTGGTGGTTCTATGAATGTGTCGCAACGTTATATTCATGCAATGACGATGAGGAAGTAATGGCATATTTTGCAGTTTATGAAGTTGAAACAGGTGAAATACAGAATTTAATTGAATGCCCTGAATTTCTAGCTGAAACAATTCATCTAGAAGAGGGGCAACAATTTTTAGAAGTAGATCACCAGGTGTCAGCAAATAAATACTTGGTCAAAAATGATGAGTTAGTCTTAAAGGAGTAATTCAAAAATTATTTAAAGCACCCATTCGGGTGCTTTTTTTTATTGCCAGTTTCTGGAGAAATGGGTATGGCAGAACCAGCAACATCAACAAGCACAGCAACTTATGGTTTAGCAACAAATGTGGCAGGGGGTACGATGGCATTACTTGGCGGTCTTTCAACAACTGAATGGATGGCGGTCTTAGGTGGGGTGTGTGCTGTACTTGGTTTAATTGTTCAAGCAATTGCTGCTTATCGAAAAGATCAGCGTGATGAAGAACTGCAAAAGAAATTAATGGGTGAAGATAGTCATGACAAACAAGACTAAACTTTTCGTAATTGGTTCAACTCTAACCGCCTCGATGGGCGGTTTTTTTTATTTTGGGCCTAGTGATCAGCAAGTTCAGGCTACGGCCGCAAAAGAAGGTTATACAGCTAAACCGATCATCCCGGTTAAGGGTGACCGTCCGACTATTGGCAATGGCACCACATTCTACCCAGATGGCCGTGCCGTAAAAATGAATGATCAAGCAATCACACGTAAACAGGCTTTTGAGTATCTGAAATTCACAATGAATAAAGATGCTCAACCGTTCAATAAAACATTGCTGAATATTCCAATTTCACAAGCTGAATATGATCTTTACCTAGATTTTACTTATCAATATGGAATTGGTGCCTTGGTCAGGTTCATCCATGCTGAAAAATCTAAAAATTGGAAAATATAAAGCCGCTTGTGAATCGTTATTGAAATGGAAATACGTCGCAAAGCGTGATTGTTCAATCCGTTCCAATGGTTGTTATGGGGTTTGGGTTCGCCATGGGAAGAGCGCTATCAAAAAATGCATGGGGGCTAATTCATGACTTGGATTTTATTAAATAAACGATGGTCTTTAATTATCCTCTTGACGGTTCTTTATTTCATCCAAATTGGATACACCAATTACCTGGCGGGAAAGTTAAAACAAGCCGACCAGCAATGCATAGCCCAAATACAAGATATTGAGCGTAAGCAGGTAAAAGCACTTGCTGGAAGCACAAAATGAGCTAAATAAAGTGAGTGCCGATTATGAGCAATATAAATCAGAGCAACGTACAAAAGTCGAATATGTTGAGCGTGAAGTGCAAAAGATCGTTGAACGTCCTATTTATAAGTCTGCTTGTATTGACGCTGATGGCATGCAGCAAATCAACGATCTTATCAAAGCCGGTAATACCAGCTAACCTAATGCAACCATGCCCTAATTTGAATGAATTAGCTGGCACAACGGGCAAAGATTGGATGATTTGGTCTGTTGATACTGTATCTAAATATAATGATTGTAAAGCCCGTCATGGTGGAGTTGTAAAAGCCCTCAATTGAGGGCTTTCATTTTTAATGCAAATAATTAACAAATTTTATAATTAAAAATTACTTTAAAGGTATAAATGCATGTGCTATAAGTTGTAAAACAATAAATAAGGAATAGAGGAATGTATGGTCAATAAAATTCGTCGAATTAATTGAAAAAAATTTAACCTAATTTTTAAACATGATGTATAATCGTCGTCCAAATTTTAACTTTTTGTAAAGATTCATTGAATTTTCACAAATAATAGCTATATACATAGTACGGGGTCAAATTTTGGACGAAGCCATTAAAGATATCTATTTGCGTGTTTTGAACATCGCAAATAAATTTTTATCTCAAAGTAAGATTGTATCACTCAATATTGAATACTTGAGTACCATTGACCCTAGTGCGCAGGAAGTCGCGAGTATTATGCAACAATTAGCTAATATTCTCGAAGATCTTGAGTGTGATGATCCTAATATTACTTTAAATGTACGCCAATGCATTTGGGTGATTGAAGGGATCGCAAATGCCATAGTGGCAGGTGAGTCTGGCGAAGAGCTTCAAAAGCTATACGCTATGCTCGAAAAACATGTAAATGTACCTGTGCCATTATAGATTTAAATTGACTGAGGAATGATCATGAAAAACTTTAAAGAAATCCGTCGTGACTATTTGATTAAAAAAAGCAAACAAATTGTTAGATCGCGCAGATTTGTTGGTTGATCGTATTATTGCAAATGCGCACACCGCTGAAAAAGCAAAAACAGAAAAAGCTGCATAATTTTTCTGTATGAAGATTTAAAAACCGCTATTTTTAGCGGTTTTTACTTTTATAGATATTAGTTATTTATTGTCAACATACCTTCAAACGTAAAATAATTATTAGATTTCAAGTTCTGAGACATCGACCACGATCGGTTTTGATACATACTCCCACCAAAACCCAGTTTGAACTTTCCGAATTTACCTTGTATCCCTTCAATCGCCTGCATCAAATTTTCTGTTTTTTCTAAGTCTCTATAATCGGTTAGTAAGTCATAAGTATAAGTGTGCTTGCTCTCCAGTGCAGTCAAAACTACCCCACATTTTTTTAAAAATCCACTCCAGGCTTATAAATATATTCCATCATTCTTGTTGTTGCTTTTACAAGCTTTCTGACATCGTCAGTAGGTACTGCAAAAGACTGAGATAATTCTTTTTTATAATATGGTTTATTCACATCAAATGGGCTTGAGTGAGCAAAGCCAATAATGCAGCCGCATAGAGCTTCATCTTTTCTAATGCGGGTGAATGCCTCTTGTGTACGTCGGGCAATAGCTTCTTTTAAGTCATCTTTATCAGTAATTTTTTGTTTAAACGCACGTGATGAAATAATTTGCTTTCGAGAGGGTGGCGTGTCTTCAATTTCAATGCAAGCAATGCCGTTTAACTCCAGCACTGTACGCTTCATAACCACACTGAACAATGATTCAATGTGATATGGATTTGACATCATAAGATCATAAACTTTGGTAATTCCCATTGCTTCAAGCTTTTTTAGCATGCTGGCGGCCTACGCCCCAAACTTCAGAAACACTGGTCTGTTTATAAAGTAAATCTCTTATATTGGTTGGGAATGATGTTAGGTTACAAATGCCGTCAAAGGTCGTATAGGTCTTTGCCAGGTGATTAGCCATTTTTGCTTCCAGTTTTTGATCGGCCAATACCAACGCAAACAGGCAGACCGATCCATTGCCAAATTCGGGTTTTCATGAGCCTAGTATAAGCATCTAAATCATAGTGCTGTTTATATGCTGTGAGTTCTAAGAATGCTTCATCAATACTATAAGTCTCATGTTCTCTATCAGTAACAAACTGCTTTAAGATTGCATGAAATCTTTTGCTCATTTCAGCATAAACAGGGTAGTTGCTGGAGAGTACAGCTACATTATGTCGTTTTACTAAATCAATAATTTTAAATAAAGGGTCGCCCATTTTTATGCCAATGGCTTTAGCTTCTTGCGAACGTGCAACAGCACAACCATCGTTGTTCGATAAAACAATGACAGGTTTATTTATTAAATGTGGATTGAAAAAACGTTCTATACTTGCATAGCAGTTATTCACGTCCACCAAACAAAAAATTCGCGGTTTCATTTCAAAAATTGATTACGTTACAAAATCAAGTTTTATGGTAGAGATGAGGTCAAAAAGTTCAAATTTTAAAAATCTTTGGAAATCAGGGACGCGACAATTAAAGTCGCAATGCGAGATGCATTTGGTCGGAAATTCTACAATTCAAATTATGTATGCGTGATTAAATTTAATTTAGTCATGACAGGTTTTTTGACAGGCATATCTCAAAGACAGTAAAATACAGTTCAGGCAAGGGGATGTAAGTTATTGATTTTTAAAGTCGGTAATTTAATAGTAATTGATAGTGTTTGATTGTTTCGGGTTCAACTCCCGCCATCTCCACCAAGATTCGAAAAAGCCCCAAATATTAATTATTTGGGGCTTTTTTATTGACCAATTAAAATTAACGGTTGTACATAAGGTTTTAGTAAACATGACAAATACGAACTTTTCTCAGGTTGCTGCTTTTATTTGGTCTGTTGCTGACCTATTACGAGGAGATTTTAAGCAATCTCAGTATGGGAGAGTAATTTTACCTTTTACATTACTACGCCGTTTAGAATGTGTATTTGAATCTAGTAAAGCCAGTGTTTTAGAGGCAAATGAGAAAGTGAAGGCTATGCCTTTACCAGAAGAAGCAAAAGAAAAAATTTTATTAAAAGCAACAGATGGCCTATCTTTTTTTAATACCTCAGAGCTTGACTTGAGTAGTTTAGGGCAAAAGAATATTCGAGCAAATCTTGGTAATTACATTCAACACTTCTCAAAAGATGCGCGTGAAATCTTTGAACATTTTAAGTTTGATGAGTTTACGGGTTTACTGGATGATGCAAACTTACTTTATAAAGTCATTCAGAAATTTGCTTCAACCGATTTAAGTCCAGAAAATATTTCTAACCATGATATGGGCTTAGTATTTGAAGAACTTATTCGACGTTTTGCTGAAAGTTCGAATGAAACCGCAGGGGAGCACTTTACTCCACGAGATATTGTACGACTCACCACTGGCCTAATTTTTAGCCAAGATGATGATGCCTTAAATAAAGAGGGTGTGATTCGAACCATTTATGACCCAACTGCTGGAACAGGTGGTTTCTTATCCTCAGGTACGGAATATGTTTATGAACATAATCCTGGAAGCAGTGATGCGTGTTTTTGGTCAGGAATTGAATCCAGAGTCTTATGCCATTTGTAAAGCGGATATGCTCATTAAAGGGCAGGATGTCCGTAATATTAAGCTCGGAAACACATTATCTAACGACCAACTCGCTTATGAAAAGTTTGACTATATGCTGTCTAACCCTCCATTTGGTGTGGACTGGAAAAAGATTGAAGACGAGATTAAAGATGAGCACCAACAAAAGGGCTTTAATGGTCGTTTTGGAGCTGGTTTACCCCGTGTATCTGATGGTTCACTGTTGTTCTTGATGCATTTGATTAGCAAGATGCGCGATGTGGATAGCACTGGTCAAGGCAGCCGTATTGGAATTATTTTAAATGGTTCACCATTGTTTACAGGTAGTGCTGGCAGTGGTGAAAGTGAAATTCGTCGTTATATTTTAGAAGCGGATTTGCTCGAAGCGATAATCGCCTTACCTACAGACATGTTCTATAACACAGGTATTGCGACCTATGTTTGGGTGCTCAGCAATAAGAAAGATGCTGAACGTAAAGGCAAAGTGCATTTAATTAATGCGTCGAACCTCAGCTCGAAAATGCGTAAGTCACTTGGTTCAAAGCGTAACTATCTAACAGAATCAGAAATTAGGACAATTACCCAAAACTATGGCGCGTTTGAAGCAGTAGATACACTGACTTTAGATGGTGAAAGTGAACAGCAAAAACCATTCTCAAGCAAAATTTTTAACAGCTATGAGTTTGGCTATCGCCGTGTGACCATTGAACGTCCGTTACGTTTATCAGCGCAATTGTCTGATGACCGAATTGCAACTTTACGTTTTGCGCCTAAGCCATTTAATGCCGTGATGCAAAAAGTCTATGAAAGCTATGGCAAAGATTGGACTGAGACAAGCTATGGGCAGTTGAGTGACGATGCTCAAGTTGAAATTCGTGCTCTGATTAAAGCTGAATTTAGCGAACTGAAAGAAAAAGATATTAAAACTGTACTTGAGCCAAAACTCTGGCTTGAACAACGGGCTTTAATGCGTAAAGCACAAAGCTTACAAACCAAGATCGGTACAGCACAGTTTGATGATTTTAATATCTTTGATGAGCTACTTAAACAGGCTTTAAAAGACAGTAGCATTAAACTCGAAGGCAAAGAGAAAAAAGCAGTTCTTGGATGCCGTCACTTGGAAAAATCCAGAAGCTGAACCATGCATTAATAAAGTGATTAAGGGTAAAGAAAACCCGCTATATGGTCAGTTTAGCTATAAAGCTAAAGTAGTTGAGTTTGTACAGGATGGCGATTTGCGTGATGCAGAAAATATTGCGCTTGACCACCCAAAGCCAAAAGCACCATCGATTTAATTGAGTCTTATTTTAAGCGTGAAGTACAACTGCATGTGCCTGATGCATGGATTAATGCCGATAAGCGTGATGCACAGGATGGCGAGATTGGCATAGTCGGTTATGAGATTCCGTTTAACCGTCATTTTTATGTGTATCAACCGCCACGTGATTTGGCGGAGATCGATGCTGACTTAGATGCGGTGAGCCGTGAAATTATGGCACTGCTGCAAGAGGTGCATTCTTAATGATGAGCTATTCTGAATTCAAATATAGTGATTATTTTAAAACTGAATTACCTTCGCACTGGCAAGAAAAGCGGTTGGGCTTTCTTTCTATGCAAACAAAAAATGCTTTTGTAGACGGACCTTTTGGTTCAGATTTAAAATCGGATGATTATTTGGATGAAGGTATACCTTTAATCCAATTAAATAACATACGAGATGGAAAGCATATTCTTCGCAACATGAAATTTATCTCGCAAAATAAAAAAAATAGATTTGATTCGACACTTAGCATTACCTCAAGACATAGTGATAGCTAAAATGGCTGAGCCAGTGGCTAGAGCAGCCGTTGTATCAGATGAATATGATGAATACGTAATTGTTGCAGACTGTGTCAAATTAAGCCCTGACTTAGAATTAGTGGATTTAAATTTTTTAATTTGGGCGATTAATTCAGATTGTGTAAGGGAAAACGCTGAACTCGTTTCAACAGGCACAACACGTATTAGGATTAACTTAGGTGAATTAAAAAAACTTAAAGTCCCTTATCCTTCTTTATCTGAACAAGTCAAAATTAGACAATATCTCGACCATGAAACCGCAAAAATTGATACCCTTATTGCCAAACAAGAAGAGTTGATTGCACTGCTTAAAGAAAAACGCCAAGCAGTGATTAGTCATGCTGTGACTAAAGGTTTAAATCCAAATGTACCGATGAAAGATTCAGGTGTGGAATGGTTAGGGGAAGTGCCTGAGCATTGGACTGTGAGTAAATTTGGTTATATTTCTCAAGTAGTCCGTGGTGGTTCGCCACGTCCTGCTGGTGATCCAGCATTGTTTAATGGTGATTATTCACCATGGGTAACAGTTGCCGAAATTACAAAGGATGATGAGCTATATCTTACAAGTACAGAAACTTTCCTGACAAAGAAAGGTAGTGAGCAGTGTCGAGTTTTTCAATCAGGCACTTTGTTGCTTTCGAATAGTGGTGCAACACTTGGAGTTCCTAAAATCTTGTCTATCAATGCTAATGCAAACGATGGTGTAGTTGGATTTGAGGATTTAAAAATAGACATAGAGTATGCTTATTTTTATTTATCCATTTTGACAAATGATTTACGTGAAAGAGTTAAGCAAGGTTCAGGGCAACCAAACTTAAATACAGATATCGTCAAAGCTATTCCGATAGCAATTCCACCTGAAAATGAAATTAAGAAAATTGTTGTAGACATCAAAAAGAAAATTGATCATTTCTCTAAGTTAATGGGATCGGCTGAAAAGGCTATTCAACTCATGCAAGAACGCCGTACAGCCCTTATTTCAGCAGTCGTAACAGGTAAAATTGACGTTCGTAACTGGCAACATTTGAATAAAAATAATAATCAAGATAACATGGAGTTAAGTGCATGAGATCAGATGTAACTTTAGAAACGATTTTCCAGAAAGATATTATTGATCAAATGCAAAGCCGCGGTTGGCAGGTGGGTTCAGCGCAGGGCTACAACCGTGAAAAAGCACTTTATGAGCAAGATGTTTTAGACTTTGTACAAAAGACCCAAGACTTAGAGTGGCAAAAATTTAAAAGTATTTTCCCCAATGATACTGAGCGTCATTTTTTAGATACCGTCGTAGCACAGCTTAAGAAAGCGGACATTAACGCCACAGATATTGAATCCCGCAGTTATGGGACTTTGGGCGTATTGCGTCATGGACTGAAAACCCGTGGTACACGCTTTTCATTTTGCCAGTTTAAACCTGAACATGGTTTAAACCCACACTTAAATGAAATTTATAAACAGAATATTTGTCGTGTTGTACCTGAGTTGGTGTATAGCCCATATGCTAACAAAGCCGAACTCGAAGCAACAGGTAAACAAGCAAAAAAATGGCGCATCGATTTAGTCCTGTTTATTAATGGCTTTCCTGTGGCAACACTGGAACTCAAGTCAGAGTTTAAACAAGCCGTGCAAAATGCCATGGCACAATATAAAAAAACACGTCTGCCAAAAAGACCCTGAAACCAATAAGCCAGAACCGTTATTGACCTTTAAACGAGGTGCATTGGTACATTTTGCGGTGAGCCAGTATGAAGTCTATATGGCAACTCACCTCAATGGTGACAATACCTATTTCTTGCCATTTAACAAAGGCACCAAAGAACAGGGGGCAGGTAATGACGTACCTGAAGATGTGAATGAATATGCCACAGGTTATCTGTGGAATGAAGTTCTAACCCCAGATAGCTTGCTTAATATTATTGGTAACTTTATTCATTTACAGATTGAAGAAAAAGAAGATTGGGAAGGGCGTAAATATAAAAAAGAAAGCCTGATTTTTCCCCGTTATCACCAATGGAAAGTCGTGACCAAATTAGTCGAAGACTCCTTGGCACAAGGCACAGGACAAAAATATTTGATCCAGCACAGTGCAGGTTCAGGTAAATCTAATTCAATTGCATGGACCGCACATCAACTGTCTAGCCTATATGATGCTAACAATAAAAAGATGTTCGATTCTGTGATTGTAGTGACTGACCGAACGATTCTCGATGCACAGCTACAAGATACTATTTATCAGTTTGAACATGCTGACGGTGTGGTCGGACGAATTAATAATAAAGAAGGTGATGGTTCCAAATCTGAAAAATTGGCAAAAGCTTTAGAGATGGCGCAGCCAATTATTATTGTGACCATTCAAACTTTCCCATTTGTACTGCGTGCTATTGAAAATAGTACCAGCTTAAAAGAACGTAAATATGCCGTAATTGCCGATGAAGCACATTCTTCGCAAAGTGGTTCAACTGCACGCCAGCTAAAAAGAAACTTTGATGCTTGA